GTCTTTATCTGGTTCACCACATCCTGGACCAGTTCCTTTTTCTCTTCTTCTGTCAGTGCCATATTCATTCGGTTTTGTTGTTATTACCTATTTGTTCATTCAATCCGTCAATGAAGCCGGGCACACACAGTTGCTCGGCAACAGTGCGTATCAGTTGCACCTCCTCATCGGTATATTCCGTCTCGCCCTCGTTATTGTATATCTTCAAGGCAAGCGCGTGAGCCTTAATGCCGTTCACATGAGTATAAATCATATCGGCAAACTGTTCTCTTACATCAATAATTTGCACGTTCTTTCGTGTGATTGATGCGTACATTTTGAATTGCTGAAAGTTAATCTTTGGCATATTATTACATTCTGACTAATAACTATTTGTATTATATCGATAATCATACCATTCACCACGTGTTTTCCAGCTCAACTGCTGGCAACTGCTGTTTATAAGAATCCAACTTAAACGATATGAAATAATTTCTCCAGTATTTTCATTATATTCAGCATTGTTTTTTAGTACGAGTTCAATCGTACCACTATCAATTTGTAGAATATCTGCATTCCATATATCCCATTCTTTTTCTGAACCAATCTCGTGTTTTTGGCGAAATAAACCGCTCAATATTGAGCTACCATCAGATGTTCTTATTGTTGTTGGGGGAGTCATCGTTCTTGTCTTGATAAAATGCGAATCCATTATCAGAACCCTTGCACCCTCATAGTCCTCAGAAACTGGAAGTACTACACCACTAAATGATGCATCCACATACAAATTCCCATTTAGCTGAAATTCTGAATTGCCAGTGTCTGCATTATAGCCAAGCGGTGTAGCATCGCTTAAATCAATCTGTTTGAACACAGAATAAACATATCCTTTTATTTTCGCATTTTTTGCCTCGATGCTGCCGTCCGCCAATATCTTGAAGTTCTCGTTAGCTGTCACAATACCCTCCAGTTGTATGTTCGCAGCCTTTATCTTCACACCGTCCTGACCTGCACCGATAAACGATTTCAGATTGCCGTCACCGTCAATGGCATACAGACCAGAAACCTTCGAAGTCGTGATAAGTCCAGTCTCCTCAAGCATCTTCTCGTCCTTGTCAAACACGGCAGCCGATATCTTCACCAGCCTCTCGCTCTGCTCAAACAGAGTTTTGTACTTGTACGTCAGTGCCTCAATCTTATCAGTGCTCAGCACCAGCATATACAGATAGATGTCGCCGTCAAACTCCAGCTTGAAGTCGCCCGTGCCGTTCCACAGTCCGCTGCAGGTGTATTGCACATAGCCGTCAGTAGCTGCGATTTCCTCGCTCACCTCCATACTGTTGAAGTCCGCAAACCCCGTCTTGTCAACATTCTCAAAACCAATCTTCAGAGTGCCTGCCTTTGCGCAGCGATAAAAGAAGCTCAGATACACTGGCAAGGCTTCCTTCTTTCCGGCGCTGTTTGTCGGAAAGGTCGGCACAAAGCGTAGATTCTCATGCTTCTGTCGGATATACTTGTTGCGTATCCGCACCACCTTGCGTCCCATGTCTGTCACCACGCTCGCACCGTCACCCTTCTTCGATAGTGCTGCGCCGTTGGCCCATATCCACCTGTTGCCGACGAGGAAGAACACCGTCTCATTCTCCGAGTTCCACTTCTCCAGTCCCGATGCAAACGTCGGGTTGTTCAGATAGCCCTTCTCGCTTAGGAAATCGTTCCTCACGCTGTCGATAGCGCTCTGCACTTTGCCCTCCGTTATCTCAAACCGAGTCTTCACGTCCTCGCCTGTCTCCAGCACGAAGGTTCCCTTCATATAGGCGTTGTCTGCATACAGTCCGTTGCCCCGTGGTTGGCGGTCTGCCGGAAACTTGTCGTCCTTAATGCCGTCCAGGTTACCGAGCCTTGCACGCAAAGCGTTGTCAAAAGTCTTGCCACTCACACCGTCCATCACATCAACTCTCGGCTGACCGTCCTCGGTGGCCGATATGAGCACCATATTCTGGCGGTCGGAGTTCGCCATGTTGCCCATCAGCACACACTCATCACCCTCCTTCGGTTCCACGCCCTCGAACTCCTCCTTCACCACCACGATGCCAGTTTCCGTAACATCGGTCACTTCCACCCAGTAGCTCCGCATATCCTTGCCCGTGAACGTCTGGCAGCGCACCAGGTCATGCTGTACAAACATATTCTCCTGCTCGAAGGTGATAAGATAGTGCTCGCCCGATTCCTCCACGGTCTTGATGCGTCCGTTGGCCGCGCTCACGCATATCTGACCGCCCACGCTCCTCACCTTCTCGATGAGCAGCTCCAACACGGCCATCGTCTGCCTCACCGTCAGTTTATCCACCGTCAGGTAGGTGCGCCCATCCTCACCTTTCCACAGTTGGAACCCTGCGCCCAGCAGTCCGTCCACAAACTGCCCAGCGCTCCTTATGCTGTCCGAGGTCACGGAGTCAAAGGTCACACCATCAGTCTTTCTCACTGGCTGATTCAGATAATCATCAAACTCATGGTAATCCCACTTGTCTGCATTGTCTGCTTCCTTGGCGTGGTCCGCCTCCAGTGCATGTTTCGACTCATCTGCGTTCACAGCATGATCTGCCTCCTTCGAGTGGTCTGCTTCTATCGCTTGGGTGCTGTCCTTGGCATGGATAGCCTCCTTCGCCAGTTCTGCGATGTCAGCCTTGGCCGCATGTGCAGCCTCCTTCACTGCCATTCCACCGTAAGCGGTGCCACTCGTACGCAATGCCGACGTACTACCTTCGTTCTTTGGTTTCTTTATTATCTTGATGTCTATCATTGCTCTATCTCCTTAAGTGTCATTTCTGCATATCCTTCCTCAAGGTTGCGACTGATGCCCTGCACGAAGAAGGTTTTATCCATCATGGGATGGCGATAGTGAGCGAACAAACTCACTATGCCACCATCTGTATCCGTCAACTTCTGCGTCATAACAACCCTTGGTGCATGCCACTCTTTGTAATAGTAGTCCACATACAACTGCTCTGGCTTAGCGCTCACACTCCTCGAATAGTCATATACCGCCAGTAGTCCCTCGCCAGTAAGTGTGTTCAATGGGGTGCTCATCTTCACGCTGTCCGTCACGTCCAACGTCTGGCACTCCGCAGCTGTAAGTGCTGAGTTTATTTTCATTTCGATGTCGTCCTTCACGTTCACAAAACTCTCCTTTGTGTCGCTCATGTAAACGAGGTCGTTGTCGCCCGTATTGTTGACCAGTCCGTTGTCGCTGTATATCTTCACCTCGAACTGCTCCACCATAATACTACTCACATGCGCCAGCAGCGGTATCGTCGTACTGTTCCATTTCGTATGTCTGAACCACGTCTTGTGCCGTCTCGTCACCACGTCCCACAATGCGTTTACTGGTCCCAGGATCATAAACTTAACCCTACCGCTCACCTTATCTGCCTTTTTGATTGGTATCGCTATGCCCTCCGCATCGATGCCGAGCTCATAGCTCACGTTATTTTGCAGCCCGAACTTGGTACCAACTATCTTGTCACCGATTTTCGGGTCAAAACCTATCGTAAAACACTGCTGGTAGTATTCGTCTTCATTGGAACACTCCTCCAGCGTCTTGTACTTCCGCCACTCGAAGTCCGTAACCTGTCCTTCTGTGCCTTTTTCCACAACACACTTATCCCCTATTATCAGCATACAAGCCAGCACACCCACCTTTGATATATGGTCGCTGCCGTCTCCGATGGCACTATACTTGAACTCATACAACTGAGGGCCGGTATCTGTAAACGGAACAAAGCCGTGCGCCGTTTCCATATCCCATGCCACGGTCTCATTAGGCGTTGCTGCCTTCCACCACTGCTGCGTGTAGTATCGCCCATCACCGTTGTTTCGGCTCGGTACCGTCATGCCCAACCATTTTTTGATACCTGAAAACAGTGGGTTGTTTCCCCATATTCCACCGTCATAGTTGTATATTGCTTTGTAGGTGTCCGTCAATGCCATCACTGGGTTCAGCACCAGTTTTCCGCTCAACACGATGTAGTTCGTCGTGCCCTCGTCTGTAGGCGAAAAGACACCACCAGTCATGCTACCGTTATACACTGCCCTCGGTATGCCTGCCTTTAGCGAGTTGGTATTAGGATAGGTAGTTGCCTCCTTGTCGTCACAGTTGCCGTTCACACTCACTACCAGGTAGTTCGTCATTTCCACTTTCGATGTCGGGGAGTTGTCCTTTCCGTCCGTTTTCTTCTCCACCTTGCCAAGTGCCATGATGGCAGCACCCTGGTTCTTCGCCAACCAGTTCGGCAGTATATGTTGGTTTCGCCCCTCATTACAGTATTCCTCCATCAGGTTACCGCTCCCGCTCTTTGGGAACAGCCACTGACTGTTGTTCATCATCTGCACATACCAGTCAGTTACACAACCACCACTATAGGAGGTTTCCTGTCCGTGAGTCATTGCGTCAAAGGCATTTATTGCTTTCGAACCCTCACCATCACTGCTGTATTCCGTCATGTACTTCTGCTTGTTGCTGAAGGGACTTTTCAGAAGATCGTTGTCAAGCGGACTCTCTATCACACTCTCCATACTCTCCACCTTGGCAGTCAGCATAATTTTATTGTACACCTCCCCTACGCTTATCGTCGTATCCGTGTCTGTCACCAAACCAGTCACGATGTCCGTTGTCTGCCGGGCCGTCGTCACGCTTGCGCCAGTCAGCAAATCTCGCCAGTAGATGCGTTCGTCGCCCTTCACGCTCTCCCATGAGAACAGATAAAACGTGAACCCATCCTGCACGATGTGGAGGTTCAGGTACTTCAGTATCTCCTCCAACACCTCATCCTGCTGCCATACGTCATCCTCCTCATCACCAAGAAAAAGCAACTCGCTCACCGTCAGCTGCCCGAATATCGCATAATGGTTACCAGCCAAATCATCCACAGCCTTACTCCCATCGTATAGGTAGCGCATGGCATTACCACCCACGATGTCAAGCTCAGCCGTCACTCCGCCCAATATCTCTTTCAGCATCGCCAAGAATGTGCGCTGTTCCGCCTCCGCCTTTACTACATTATACAGTACACCGAGCGAGCCGACATCACGATATTTAGCATATTGCAATGCCGTCAGCGCATCGATGCAGCTCAACTCTATCTCGTCAAACTCCTCGTTGTAGCCCTGCGAATAGCTCTGCGGTTCGATAAACCCGGCAAAGAGACATTCCCCCTCACGGTAGATGTTCACCACAGCGTCACGGCATGAGGCACAAAAGAAGTCCGGCACGAAGTTCCGCGCCAGAAGGCGTACAGTAGCCTGCTGGCAGAGCAAGTGGTCAAACGTATCGTTCACTTGACTCGTCAGTTCCACTGGATCATCAGTAAACGACAGTTCCCCATTCTTCTCACCAATGACAGTTTCCTTAGTACGGTCACCACCAGTCAGTATATGCACCTCGATGCGCTCTTCCCTTTGGTTGTAAAAATGTCCGTGCAGATACATGCTCCTTATATTTTGATGTTTGTTCCTTTTCTATTTATTCTCGTCTCGTTGGCAAGCACCGCCACAAGGTCTCTGCCTTTAACCTTCAGCTCGTACACGCCGCCACCTCCGCCGCCATTATTACCGATAAGCGACTTCAATTTGTTCAGCGGTGCTATCACCTCCGGGTTGCTTTTCGCTCCAGCATACTCGCCCATCAGCGCCAAGGTCGGGCCATACACAATACCGCCGTTGGCGAATGGTGTCACGGCAACCGAAGCAACAAGCCCTTGCATCATGGCTATAAATCCAGCTGCGATGCCAGCACCAGCAAACGGAATGTAAGCGTGTGCAGCCATAAACTCTGAAGCTGCAAGTTCGCGGTACGCCATCGCCTCTGCCTTTACTGCCGCCATCGTAGCTACCGATGCAGCTACCTCTTCAGGGGCTGCCGCTACTTTTGCCGTAGCAGCTGTGGTCGCTGCCACTCCACTTGCAGCGGTCACAGTGTTGGAGACACCTGTTACGGCGGTCAAGGCCTGAATAATTGAAATGATGCCGTTGATGCCCTCATATATCTGAATGGCAGCATCGACGACGCCAGTAATCGTGGACCATGCGTCACGGTTGCCTTGCAGCGCATCGGTGAGCGAGGTGACACCATTGCCCACACCCTTGACCGTGCTCCACGACTTACCTAACGTGACATTGCTTTTGCGGATGCGCTTCTCGTAATCCTCGTAACTGCCGATGAGCTTCTGTATGGAGGCTCGCTGCGACTCGTCCATAGGACTTTTCGTGTCAGCCAACATATCCTGAAGTTCCTTGATGCGTTTCTTTACGCCATCAAGCCCAATGGTTTTCAGTTCGAGGGTCAGCGTCTTGCCCTCCATACTGTCGAGCTTCGCCACTTCTTCCTCCATTTCGGGAATGCGCGTGAGTTGTTTCATGGCATCGCGTTTCTTCTCCAGTTCCAACACCGTGCGCTGTATGTCGTCAATCTCCGACGCACTGGCGTTCTTCTGCTTGGTCTGGTAGTAGCTGATGGCATCATCCAGCGAACGGATGGTGTTCAGTCGGGAAATGTCCTCCGGCTTCTTCAGTTCATCAAGAGTATCGTCCCATTTCTTCTTCAGGTCGTTAAGGGCATTTATCTGCTTCTGTATCTCGATGCGCTCTGTCTCTGTAGCGGTTTTCAACAAGTCTGTATAATACTGCAGTTCTTTTTCAAGCTGGCGGTATGTCTGTATCTTGTCTAAACCGACATCAACATGCGAACTGCGTTCAAACGCCGTTTTAAGGTCATTCAAACGCTGTATTTCAGCATCGATTACTGCAAGTTCATCGGCAGAGGCTTTCTCCCTCAATCCCTGTTGATAAGTGATTTCTGCATCGATGTCCTTCAGGGTTTTCAGTTCGGTGGGACGGCTTGCCGCATCTTGCAACTGCGTTATCGCATCCTGCTGCTTTTGCAAGGCTGCGATTTTCTTTGCATAAAGCGCAATGGTCTTGGTGTCCGTTCCGTTGGCAGTTTCCAGTTTGTTCTGGTAGTACTGGATGTTGTTGCCAAGTTCCTTGTAACTCGTGGCATTGGCGATAAGCTTCTTTCCGCTGTATTTGTCCTGGTTCCCCGATTTACCACTGCCGTTTCCGCTGTCTGTTGAGGGGGCGTTCTGTTTCTTATTGTTCTTCAAGGCGGTCTGGGCGTTCGCAGTCTTTGCCTTGGTGTTCGCTTGCGTGGCCTTTGTGTTTTTCTCCAAATCTGCCGTCTGCCTTGCTGTGGTCTCGTCCTTTATGCCGAAGAACTTCTTCACCCATTCCCATGCCTTCTTTATCACGGCACTCGCTTTTTCGAATGCCTTGACAAGAAAGTCCCATACGGCTGATGCAATTTTCTTCACCGCTGCCCATACAGCATCACAGATATTGCGAAAGGTCTCACAGTTATTGTACGCCGCTATCAATGCACCTACAAGTGCCGCTATAGCCATCACGACAATACCGATGGGGTTGGCACTGAGCACAAAATTCAGGGCAATCTGTGCCACCTTCCAAATGTTGGATGCGACAGCCACCACCTTTGCTGCAGCTGCTTGCGCAAGCGTGGCCACCTTCACAGCTTTCAGTCCTGCCACCACAGTTTTGATGCCGCCGCTGAGCTGCACCATACTCATGAGGGCGATGCCGCTATTAGCTATCCATTCCACATAAGGTGCGGAAGTACTGGCTATTGAGCCAGCCCAATCCATCATGGCGTGCATCTGGTTAGCGAGCGTCTGACGTAGGCTCTCTCCAGTCGATGCCATATTGTCGAAGGCTGCGTCTATCTCTCCTGCGGAGTTTGCCATCGCTCCAATGTTCTGCGAAAACTTTTCTTTTTGTTCGCCAGTCAGCGAACCGAGTAGTCGCATTGCTTCAGCACTGCCGAACAACTGTCCGTAAATGGTTTGACTCAACTGTCCAGTCTTTGCCGAATACTCCTGTATGCTTGCATCCAAACCGAGCAGGAAGTTCTCTAAACCACCAGCAGCCTGAATACTGGCTGCATTAAAACCGATGCCCATCTCGTTGGCAGCTTTAGTTGCCTCAGCAGAAGGCTTGATAAGTGAGTTGAGCACGGCAGCCAACTGAGTGGATACTTCAGCCGTGTCACCAGTCACACCCGTTGTAGTGGCGAACACTGCCATCAGTTCGTCCATGGAGACACCAAGCTGAGATGCACTACCACTCACACGGGGCAATGCCTGCGCCAACTGCTCAAAGCTGGTCACACCATTCTTGGCCGTCATCTGTATCTTGTCTTGGATGTTTCCTGCTTGATCCCATTCCAGACCATAGTTCTTGATGAGCGTGGAAGTAACGGTCACCGTCTCTCCCAAGTCCGCAATACCACCAACCGCACTACGGCTTGATTTGTTGAGGAACTCTATCCAGTTATCCTCGGGCACGCCATTGGATATAACCTGGTATAAGCCGTTGGCAAGTTCCTCACGCGCAAGCGGTATGTTCTTGCTCAGTTCCGTTATCTGCCCAGTCAGTGCTTCAAACTCGTCCCCACTCTTTCCTGCCATGGTGTTGGCACTGCGCATGGCGGTCTCAAAACTGTCGAAAGGCTCGGCAAGTCCGCCCACCATGTCACTGAGGTCGCGGATCGAGCGGACGGCTGTATCGAACACGAGGCTCTTGTCTGCCATCTCGCGCAGTCTGTTGCCAGTGGCCACAGCGGTATTTCCCACCTCGGAGAGTATGTCGTCAAGACCGTCGGCTTCCACTGTCAGACGTTTCAGAACACCGCCGTCCTCGCTCTTGATGTTTATTCTAAATTCTACTGCTTTTGCCATTGTCTTTTCTTATTTCAGTCCGTAACGTTTCTTGGCTGCCTCAAAGCGTGCATTGAACTCGTCCTTGCTCACCTCCTCACGCTTTTCTTCCTGCTTTTCATCCCAAGGGAACGGTAGAACGTCATGCGCTTGAAGATTGCTTTTTGCATAGGGTTGGATGGCAAAGAGCGCCAACACTCTTGTGCGTTCCCACTCGTTGCGCTCCGCATCGCGCTTGGCTTCCGCCCATCGCTCCCATGCCTTGTAAAACTCAAAAGGGGTACATCGTTCAAAGTCTTCTCTGCTCATCCCGATGCACCCCAATGCCATACCTAACAGTTCCTCGACGCTTACTTCTTTTCCGCCTGGTTGGTCGTTTTTTTTTCTTCACCGCCCATATCCTCGTAGAAGGAGTTCGCTGCGTCGGGCTCCATAAGGTCAGCAAAGCTCTGGAAGTCGTAGTCAAACTCCACCCTGTCTGCATTGCACGCACTTTTCACGCAGCAGTAAACAAACAGTACCAGCTCGGAGATATTGGTTTTCTCCAGCTTGCTCACGTCCTTACCGCTCTCATTCTTGAAGCGCACCATTGCGCCCATGGTAACACGACAAGGGAACTCCTTGTCGCCAACCTTGATTTTTGTCTTTTTCATACGCGATGTTGTTATTCAGTCTGCTGAGTGGTGTCTGTGATACCCGTACCCACTTTATCCACCTTGCCGCAGTTCTGAAGTGTGATTGAATACTTGGCATCGTCACCAGCCTGTGCGTCAAGGTCAAGAGAGGTAATCAGATACTTGCCTTTATATCCGCCAGTGGCTTTACCTGTACGTTTGTCTCCTTCACGCAGATTGTACGCTGCCTCCACTGGCTCACCCTTAAGCATTGCGTCCTTCAACTGGTCATACGAAGGCACCTCATCCGTGCCGTCAGTAAGCACAACACCATCGGCGGTAATCTGTTCGGAGAAACTCTTGATGTAAGACTCCTTCCACTTGCCACCAGAAGCCTCTTTAGTCACACGTTCACCGGTCTCCGCTGATGTGGACACCTTACAACCGGTGGAAAAGCCGAGGGCATTGGTACCCATGGAAAGGATAAGGTCAGTTCCGTCTAAAACACTTTTTGCCATATCTTTCTTGTTATGATTGTTAATACTGTGCCGGTCGCCACTCCGACAATAAAGGCGATGAGAAGCATCTTCCACGGATTTGAACTGCGTTCTTTTTCCGTTCTGGCTTCATTCTTCTGTTGCTCCAATGCTTTCTTGTAGCTCGCCATCTGGCGTTCATAGTACTCGCACTGGCGTTGCAGACTGTCGCAAGTGGCATACACAACGATGATGCCACCTTTGTTCTGCACGGTTGCGCTGGCTCGTCCGTTCTTGGCTCGGTACTCTGCCTTTTCGGGTAGGTTAGTCAGTTCCGCCAGAGGTATCTCCAGTTTGGCTTCCTCCTGCGGTACTGTCTCCGTCCATGTCTGACGAACCTCGCTCTGGAGGGTGTCCGCGAATACTTGTCTCACGCTTTCCTCCATGGCCACGCTCGCCTTTCGGCTTGTCGCGCAGCCCGACAAGAACAGGGCAGTCATCATGATGCTTGCAACTGTTAGCTGTGTCGATAGCCTTGCGCAGACGCGCCATCTCGCGCTTTGACGCTTCGAGGTATCTTCTTGTTTCATTGAGCTCTTCCTTCAATGGTTTCACTATGTTCTCTACCAAGATACGGGTGGCATGCTCGGCGTTGTCCATACGCACCGTCTCGGCATCGGCTTCCGCCTTCATCGATTCCGCTTTCGCTTTCCTTATGGTAGCCCGCAGCGTGCATATTGCAACAATGGTAGCCACCAGACCTCCGCCAAGGAGGATGTTCAGGACTTCGCTGATATTCATGCCATCCATATTTTTACTGTTGGTATATTCCTATTGACTTGAGCCACTTGGCTACATCGAAGGCAGGACAGGCTTTATTCACGCCCGGAAGGTCGCAATGACCTACAATCTTGATCTGCGGAAAACGCTGATGAAAGTTCCGCACATAGTCGGTCATCGCTTTCAGCTGCGCAGGGGTGCGCGTATCCTTGGGATGCTTCATATCCTTGGTGCAGCCACCGGCATACACGATGTGTCGGCTCACGCTGTTGTAGCCTTTCGCGCCATTGGTCACTTCCCACGGATCGACCTCCGCATCTTCGTTGTTATCGACAAGACGTTCCACCTTGCCGTCCAAGTGTATCAGGTCGGTATAGCCTACCTGCTTCCAGCCACGCCCACCCTTGCTTACCGGGTCGGTGTGCCAGTGGCGTATCTCCTTAGAGGTTACCTCACGGCCTTCAGGGGTGGCTGTGCAGTGTAGGACTAAATACTTCATTCTCGCCATTACGCTTCAGCTTTATATCCGCTGGTCATTACAACACCTGCGTCTGCCTTCTTGAACATGCAGATGAAGTAGTGGCGGAAGTTCACCTCGTTGCGCTGGTACTCAGGGTTGTTCTCGGCAGGACTCCAGTACATCTTGGTGGAGCCAGTAGCCTTGAACACACGCTGTGTATAGAATGCAAAAGAGCAGTGGAAATCACCTGCGGTATCTCCCTTGTCGCCGACTGCCTTCTTCACTCCATTGGATGTATAATAAGGGGTATTGGCAAATTCATAAATGTCAAAGCCGTAGAGCTTGCCCACCTTGCCGGTGTTGCGGTCGATGTTGTACTGCTCCTTAAAACGCTGATCGGTCTCCAAGAGGTCGTTCACATGGTCGGTACACAATACGAGGCGACGGTTGGTGGTCGGAACGCCCAACTTGTCGAGGGCTGCCTTCATCGCAAGCAGGTCCTTGACGGTCATTTTGAGACGACCAGTAGCAGCATCACGTTCGCCGGTGGTGGTCAGCACTGGGGTCTTGGCTGTATTCTTCTGGGCGCAGAGCGCATGTGCTGCCTTGGAGAACTTGGCATCGTTGATGGCGTTTGAATGACTCTCCTTCACTCGTGCAATCTTGTCGTAGCTGATGGCGTACAACTCATCATCGGTGATTGGAGTCACCTTGGTCTGGAACTTGGCGAGCTTAATGGCGATGTCCTTGTCGTCCAATGCCTGCAAGGGGATTGGGTAGGTGGTGTTGTCTATAAGCACATCGGGGTCAACCCCAACCTCCACCAAGTGGATAACGTCATTATCAACGATGCTTGAGTTGTCGGGAATACCGTCAAGCCAAGTGCCGGCAAGGAACTCGCGCAGAGTCTTCACCATCTCACCCGTCCAAATCTCTTTCAGCACGCCCTCGCGTGCCACGCCCACTGGCATTGCACCGCTCACGGCTAATGCGATGGCATTGGCACCTACTGCACCTGCCACGGGCGATACGCCCAAAGTCATACCGAACACGGCTCCTGTAAACGCATTGAACAGCAAAGCCGTAATCATGGTCAAAATTGTTTTCATTCTTTTTGTATTATTGGTTTGTACTAAAGTTCACACTCCATGCCGTACTCCTCCTTGTAGAGTCGCTTATACTCCTCGGGCTGCTCTTTGCGGAGTGTAAGGAGTTCAGCAGACGGCACATCGCTCAGTTTCTTGTATGTGGCAGGCTGCTGGGTTGAAGCTCCACCCTGGTGGCCAATAACGGCACTGAGCTTCATCTGTGGCGACATGGCAGAGATGATGCGCTCCAACTTCTCCTGACCAATTTCCTTGCCGAGGTTGATGAACTCGTCTTTCTTGTCTGTGGCGATACGCTTCTCGCCGACTGCTTTCTCCACAACGGCAGTGATACTGGCAAGCGTGAGGGTCTCCTTCTCCTTCTGGAGTCTCTCGTTCTCTTGCTTAGCGGCATTCAGCTCGCTGAGCTTGGCGTTGATGTCCGCCTCAGTTGCCGTTTCCGGCAAGCCCAACTGTAGGGCAATCTGTTTCTGTTCCATTTGTTTTTGATTATTGTTGTTCAACATTGGCAAGGGACACTCGCTGTCCTTGCCGAGGGTTATTTTCTTGCCGTCCTTCTGAAGCACGATGGCATCGTCATTGGCTCCGATGTCCACCAGGCTGACCTCAAACAGTTTGCTCTTGGTGACAGTAGGGCTGGTTTGCCCCTGCACAAGCAGTTCGGGGTCCTCACTTGTCTCCAGAATGTCAAGCCCTGCGCTCACCATCTTCAGACTGCCGAACTCATACTGCTTCTTACAACGTGTGGATAGTTCGGATGCTTCGTCAAACATCAATTCGCCGGTCACTTCACCATCCTCCACCTTCAGGTCTTTCACATAGCCTATCACATTACCACGCTCGTGCATATACAGCAGGACGGGGTTGCGCTGATACTGCTCCACGTTCATGCCAGCTGTCAGCACTCTTGTGCCGTAGCTGTTCAGGCTATCGTTGGTTATTCTTACGCGTTTTCCTTTACTCATATCATTGTCGTTTTCTGGGCTGCATTGCCCGATTCGCAGTGCAATATTACGAGGTAATTGTCTGTCCGCCAAAAAAGTGTGCAATGGTTGCACACTTCTATGAAACCATTGCACACTTTTTTGGAGAGCCACCGAAATCGTGGCACTTTTGCAGAAGGAATCGGGGCGTGGTATGCCCTGATGTGAACAAAAACCTTATCAACATGACAAAGGCAGATATTGAAAAAAAGAAATCGCTGGCACGCACGCTCTATCTTTCGGGCATGGAGCAGCAGGAGATTGCGGAGAAGGTGGACGTGTCGCGCGTCACCATATCCAAATGGTGCTCAGCCGAGGGGTGGAAAGAGGCTCGTGCCGCCAAGAACATCACACGCCCTGAACTGGTGAACAAACTGTTGCTCACCATCGACACACTCATTACACAAGTGAATGGTTCTGACGACCCTGCACTCATTGCAGGACTTGGCGACAAGCTGGCTAAACTCTCGTCGGTCATTGAGAAGCTCGACAAGAAGGCTAATGTGGTGGATGCCATCGAGGTGTTCATGGCGTTCTCCAAGTGGCTGGAGTACCGCTCGCAGACAGACCCAGAGGTGACTCCCGAACTGATGCGTGTAATCAACAAGTTCCAGGACATGTACATCACAGAACAGATGGGCATAAAATAGTGGAGGCAGCCTATGGCAACAGCAGCGGAAAAAAAAAGGCATACGAGGAGTGGAAAGAGCGATGCCGGCAAGTGCAAGCCATTACGGACACGTCACTCCTGAAAAGCGAAACGCCAGTAGAAAGGGACATGCGTATCAAACGCTTGCTCAACAACTACGCAGCGTTCTGCGAGTATTACTTTCCACACTTCCTGCAATTGCGTGACAAGACGACCGGTGAGGTCATACGCACCATTCACAACGCTCCGTTCCACAACGAAGCTGCACGCAAGGTCCGAAACACGCCCGACTTGAAGGCTGTATTCATGTGGCCACGCGGTCACGCCAAATCGACCCACCTTGATGTATTCACGCCGCTCTGGTTGATGTTCCAACCGAAGCGGCTTATCAACTTTATGGTGGTTGTCGGAAAGTCGGAGGACAATGCCGACCGACTGCTTGGAGATATTCAAGCGGAACTGGAATACAACCAGCGTCTCATTGCCGACTTCGGACAGCAGAAGAACGACGGCGGATGGCAGGAGGGCGAGTTCAAGACAAAGAGCGGTGTGAAGTTCCTTGCCTGCGGTCGTGGACAGTCGCCTCGTGGTCTGCGTGACCGTGAATCCCGTCCTGACTACATCGTCATTGATGACCTTGACGACGATCAGCTTTGCAAGAACGACAAACTCGTACACGACCTCACCGACTGGGTGAAGGAGGCTCTCTTTGGTGCGCTTGATGTGGGCCGTGGACGCTTCATTATGGTGGGCAACCTCATCAGCAAGAACTCTGTGCTCTACAATCTCTCACGTACAAAGGGAGTGTTCCTTTCTAAAATCGTAGCGGTTGATCGTAACGGAGAACCGGTATGGAAAGAGAAATGGACCAAAGAGGAGGCGCAGGCTTACCGCGACTTCGTGGGCTATCGTGCCTGGGAGAAGGAGATGATGCACAACCCTATCGTGGATGGTACGATCTTCCGTGCGGATTGGATTCGATACAAGCGTTTGCCAAAGCTCGAAAAGTACGACATGATTGTGTGCTATACCGACCCGTCGTTCAAATCGACAACCTCCAACGACTACAAGGCGAGCCGCGTTTGGGGAAAGATTGGCTCGGAACTGCATCTCATAGACAGTTTCGTGCGCCAGGCGACAGTCAGCGAGATGGTTCGATGGCTATACGACCTCTACGAGCGTACACGCGACACGGTGGCTATTCAGTTCTTCATGGAAGCGAACTTCATGCAGGATGTAATTTTGGACGAGTTTGCCGTGGAAGGGGAGCTGCGTGGCTACCAGCTGCCCATCATGCCCGACAAGCGAAAGAAGCCAGACAAAATCCAGCGTATCGAGGCGGTCAGTCCTCTTTGGGAACGTGGCTTTGTCTGGTACAACGAGCGCAAGAAGGAAGACCCCGATATGCAGGTGGGCATAGAACAGACGTTGGCGTTGGAGCGTGGCAGCCGTGTGCATGACGATGCGCCTGACGCTGATGAAGGCGCTATATGGATACTCCAGCGCAATACAAGACAGGAAAGTTTCAAACCGGTGTTCGGCAAAAGACCGACCGCCAAAAACATTTGGTAACAATGATACAAGTAATAAAGGACATTATCTGGGGATGGCAGTGCAAGCGTGCCATCAAGAAAGCCAACAAGCTCTCAAAGCTGCTTGGCATGAAGTATTATGTGATTTACATGAACGGCTCGCTGAAGGTCGTACCGAAACGCACCATCCGCGAACTGGTTGCCAAGCACCGCTTCCGTAAGGGTGTAAAGGTTGCCGACATCGAGCGTCGTGCCATTTATGTGACGCATTAGGAAGGAGGCTTACTATGTTTATCACGGAAGAGGACTACAGAGTGGTCATAGGCGAAAATGCGCTGAAGGTCGTGTCGCAGGCATCGCAGGAGATACGCGACAATGCGGAACTGGAGGCTTGCGAGGAGATTGCCGGCTACCTCAGACCAAAATACGACACGGAAGCGGTGTTCTCGGCTGAAGGCGAAAACCGCAACCGTTTGGTGGTAATGTATGCCGCCGACATTGCGCTCTATCACATGATTGCCGCTATGCCCCAAAAGATGGGCAGCGAAATACGCAAGGAGCGCTACGAGCGTGCCATAAAGTGGCTGGAAGGCGTGCAAGCCGGAAAAATCATCCCCGACCTGCCGCTCAACACCGACGAGGACGGCACACCGACCGGCGACTTGCTCATATTCGGTTCACAGAAACAATTACGACATAACTGGTAACGCTATGGATATAAAGAACTTTTTCAGCGGTATGTTCGGAGGTGGCAGTCAAAACATACTGCACACGCCAAACGGGGACTTCAACCTTGCGAAGTCGTCTGACCGCAAGCGCATAAAGAAGATGGTCATCGAACTGCAACGCACCACCGATGCGCTTACACGCAGGGACATTGCCGACTGGCGCAACGCCTGGCAGATGGCTATAAATGTGGACAGCCCGAACCGCCAACGTCTCTACGACATATACCGCGATGTGGATATTGACCTTCACCTATCGGGCTGTGTGCGTCAGCGTGTAGGGTTCGTAATGGCGAAGTCCTTCAAACTGGTCGATGCAAAGGGTAATGAGAACGAGGAGGCACACCACTATTTCGACCAGGCTTGGTTCAAGCAAATGCTCGAATATGCGCTTGCCGCCAATCTCTGGGGACACTCGCTCATCGAACTTGGCGACCTCACCACCGATGGCGACGGATGTCCTTGCTATACGGATGTGAAGCTCATTCCACGGAAGCATGTTATTCCGGAATACGGCCGTGTGATTCAACAGCTCGGGCAGGACTGGACTACGGGCATCGACTACCGCTCAGCCCCATTCTCTGACTGGCTCATTGAAGCCGGACGACCTGACGACCTCGGTCTGTATCTGAAGGCTGCCACGCAGACCATTCCGAAGAAAAACATGTTGGCATTCTGGGATTCCTTCGGCGAGATTTTCGGTATGCCGATGCGTATTGCACGCACCACCTCACGCGACCCCAAGGAGATGGGACGACTTGAACAGATGCTCAAGGGTGCCGGAGCAAGCCAATACATGGTGGCTGGGCAGGACACGGAGATTGAATTTGTGGAGAGTGGCAAGGGCGATGCCTTCAATGTCTATGACAAACGCATCGATCGCGCCAACTCGGAACTGTCAAAGCTCATCATCGGGCAGACCATGACCATTGAGGACGGCAGCAGCCTCTCGCAGTCGGAAACGCATCTGGAGGTGTTCGAGAACTTGGTGGAGAGCGACTGCACCATGCTGCGCGACATCGTGAACAACCAGCTTATTCCCCGAATGGTGAAGCACGGCTTCCCTGTCAAGGGGCTGCGCTTTGAGTGGGACGATGCGGTGGACTATACTCCGGAGCAGCAGGTGGCATACGAGACGATGATTGCAGACCGCTACGAGGTGGACCCGACATACTTTGCGGAGAAGTACAGCATGCCTGTGGGGGAAAGGCGTAATGCCACATCCATGCTCCCTGCTGGCGGTGACGATGATGACGACGAGGGCAACAACGAGCCGGACGACAAGAACAAGAAGAAACAGCAGCAGAACATTCACGGCGGTTTTTTCGATTGAGCCCCAGTGATTATCTGGGGCTACACCAACGCTATGCCCGGCTGTTAGGCGATGAGCCACAGACTTTGTCGCTGTCAAAGGAGCGTGAGGAGGAGATACGCAAGCAGCTCTCCGAACTGTTCGACGGCATGATGCACACGCTCTACTCGTTGGAGGGTTCGCAATTCCGCATCGAGGTGCTGGCAGAGCCGAAAATCCAGAAGTTCATCAATGCCCATGCCGGGGTGCTGGACTCCACTTTCAAAAAGGTGGAGATGTCCGACGCCATGCGCAAACGGCTCCAGCGGTCGGACTACATCTTCTCGGGCATGAAAACCTTTCATGAGTTGAACGAGGCGTTCCCGTCCTTGCTGGATTCTAACGGCAATAGAAAGACATTCGAAGCCTTTTTGAATGATGTTAGAAAGATAGACAAGACCTACAACTCCAACTACCTCCGTGCGGAGTACAACTTCGTGCAGTCGTCTGCGGAGATGGCTGCCAAATGGGAGCGGTTCTCGGAGGACGGCGACCGATACAACCTTCAGTACCGCACGGCCGGCGATGGCAAGGTGCGTCCGGAACACGCTGCGCTTAACGGAGTGACGCTTCCACCCTCTGACGCGTTCTGGGAGGAATACTATCCGCCCAACGGATGGAACTGTCGTTGCACCGTAGTGCAGGTGCGCAAGTCCAAATATCCTGCCACTCCCCACGATGAGGCAATGGCACTGGGCGAAGAAGCTCTTCAACGTGACACAAAGGGTATCTTCCATTTCAATTCAGGAAAGGAAGACAAGACCGTACCCGACTACAACCCCTACACAATTCGCCGATGCCGGGACTGCGACATCGCAAAGGGCAAAATCAAGTTGGCGAAATTCATTCCCGAAAATGAATTGTGTGCAGCGTGCAAATGCTTACGGTCATGTTACGAGACAAGCCAATACACAACTGACAAAACCTATGGTGAGCGACTAAAAATCAGTGTACAGGCTGATCAAACAGAAGTAAAAGAAAACACACGAGCTGCTCATTCTCTTTTGTCATCATTCCCAGAAATGAATATGCAAATAAGAAAGCATGTATATGAAAATGGAGTGAAGAACCCCGAATATCTTATCAACGACAATAAAGCAGATAGAAAAGGTATTGAATCTCCAAACGGTGTCGCTTCCGGTTTCAACAAGGCTATCAAACAAGGTTGTTCTGTAGTTGTCATTGATTTGGATATGCACCCAAATAAATTCAAATATCTTCCAAGCATCAAGTTGGCATCGGCGATAAACAACCGGCACATGGATTTTGAAAATGGTACTGTAAGCGAATGCTATGTAATATACAACGACAAAGCTGTTAAAATTACGGCTGATTTCTTCTCTGGCGACACAAAACAAACAAAAGAGAGAATCAGGGAAGAATTAGAAAAAATAAAAGGTGACCGAAGCCACCTATTATAGTGTGAAAGGAAAGCTTGAAGTTATCGCGCCGTATCTTCGACATTCACACACCGCAAAGGTAACAACTATTTTTCAAAACACATCAAAGTTATGAACAAAATTATCTCATTTCTGAAGAAAAGCAACCGCTACAAGCATCTCATCGGCGGTTTATTGGTTGGTCTGTGCGCCTTATCACCATGGGCAGCCATCTATTCTGCCATCATCGCAGCCTCTTGTCTTGAACTCAAGGACAAGCTCCACGGCTGCCCTTGGGACTGGATAGACTGGCTCTGCACGGTGTTCGGTGGCATCACAGCCATGCTGTTTTGGTGCATTGTGTAATATTCATTCATGTTTTGCACAGATATTCAGTAACTTTGCAACCGGTAGAGCTACCCCATAGGCCGTGTGGTCTATCGCGGTTACAATAACGCCAACGCGAATGGCGGTGTGTCGTACGCGAATGCGAGTAACGATGCCTCGAATGCGAATGCGAACATCGGCTCGCGTCTCACCAACTATCAATCGGCGTACAACGATGGGGACGAGTCCCCAATGTGGTGCCGAGGGTGGCAAGCCACAGCAAACCTACAATGAGTAGAAAGCTGAAAAATCACGTGTCGGGCAATAGGGTTTGGTAGGCTGGCAACAGTTCGAAGAAGTCTGGCCCGGGGAAAGGAAGGCCCATATCTTCCATTGTATAAACAACCAACAACTGATGCTATGCGCAGAGAAGGTCACATCATAGAGGAGATTGTCGAGTATTCCAACATGGCGGAATCATTCGACCAGGTCCTCAGTGGCACCAAACGGAAGAAAAGCCATCAGGGACGTTACTTGCTCGCGCATCGTGAGGAGGTCATCAAGGAACTCTCTGAACGTATTGCTTCCGGCACGTTCCATGTGACCGCAAAGGACATTGAGGAGAAAGATATTATAGAGGCCGGCAAACTACGGCACATCCAATTCTTCAAGAAACTGAAGAACAGCATCGCTGTCCACGCCATCATGTCGGTGGTGGATAAGCATCTGAAGAAGCGGTTCATCAGAACGACCTCCGCAAGCATCAAGGACAGGGGAATGCACGACTTGATGAAGTACATTCGCCGTGATATGCAGGAAGACCCGGAAGGCACAAGGTTCTGCTACAAGTTCGACATCTCCAAGTTCTACGAGAGTGTCAACCAGGACTTCGTTATGTACAGTGTGCATCGGGTATTCAAAGACAAGAAGCTCATAGCCATGCTTGACAACTTTGTCCGCGTCATACCGCAAGGTATCAGCATAGGGCTGCGCTCATCGCAGGGCTTGGGCAATCTGTTGTTGTCTGTGTATTTAGACCATTATCTGAAGGACAGGTACGGCGTGCGTCATTTCTACCGCTATTGTGATGACGGCGTGGTACTCGGTAAATCGAAAGCGGAACTGTGGGAGATTCGTGATGCTGTCCATGAGCAGCTGGAACAAATCGACTTGAAGGTGAAAGCCAACGAGCGTGTGTTCCCCGTGGACGAGGGCATTGACTTCTTTGGGGTATGTCATATATCCCGACCATGTGCTGCTGCGCAAGCGCATCAAGCAGAAGTTCGCCCGAAAAATGCACGAGGTCAAATCGAAAAAAAGGAGGCGTGTCTTGATAGCAAGTTTCTACGGAATGGCAAAACACGCCGACTGTATAATGTTGTTCAATAAATTAACAGGCAAAGAAATGAAATCATTTAAGGATTTGAATGTCGCTTACAAGCCGGAGGACGGCAAGAAGCGATTTGCGGGTGCGGTGGTAAGCATCCGAGAGTTGGTGAACCTGCCCATCGTGGTGAAGGACTTCGAGGTCGGAGTCAAGACCAGTCAGGGCGAAGACCGCTGTGTCGTGTCCATTGAGCAGAACGGCGAGCCGAAGAAGTTCTTCACCAACAGCGAGGAGATGAAAAACATTCTCCAGCAAGTGAGTGAAATGCCAGACGGCTTCCCATTCGAGACCACCATCAAGGCGGAAACCTTCGGCAAAGGTAGAACAAAGTACATTTTCACATGATGAACAGAGTAAACGGAGCACAAGGGGTAAAGCTGCTTGAATGCACCAACCCCGTCAAAGGAAAATGGCGCGTCCGCTGGGACGTGCATAACAACGAGGATGGATCTGCCGACTATATGGAGGCTGAGTTCAACGGAAAGCCATCTGAGGATACCATCAAGACCATGGTGTCGGAATGGTTCAACGACCGCACGAACGAGACCATACTTTCTGGCTTCGTGTGGAACGGCATGAGCGTGTGGCTCTCTAACGAGAACCAGTTCAACTACAAGGTGGCATACGACTTGGCTGTGCAGTCTGACGGCAAGACATTGCCGGTCACGTTCAAGTTCGGAACAGACGATGAGCCATGCTATCACACGTTCAGCACCATCGAAGAACTGACGGACTTCTATACCAAAGCCATGCAGCATATCCAGGACACACTGGCTGACGGATGGAAGAGCAAGGATAATTTCAATTTGGAGTTATACCGAGACTAAGAACAATCCCTTCGGGGGAGGGTAATAAAAAAGCCCCCGGCCTGTTTAAATAGTCGTCTCACTTACCATTTGAACACAAAGCACCTGTCATAGGCACGACCGGGGGCGTAGACCCTCGCTCGCCCATGACAGGCTTTTTTGTGTGCGCTATATGCGCCAATAGTAAGTGAGACGCTGCAAAAGTACTAAAAATTTCTGAAAATGAAACTAATAGAGATACTGAATTTGAACAGGGAACTGCTGATTAACCTCCAAAAGGCAGGAATCAGGCTGGACGATGTGCAATATATCGACCTATTTAAGGAATACCGCACACTTTCCGAACAAGGCGAGAAGGTGTCATATATCGTGGCAAGGCTCGCCACAGAATATGCCATAAGCGAGCGCAAGGTGTACAGCCTTATACGGCGTTTCAAAACTGACTGCAATCTACTTGCAGTGTAACGTTTGCGTATGGTCATTGTCGAGGGGACACGCGTTGTTACCTTTGCACCGTTTTCAAATTCAAAACGGTTATGAACAAATACCATCAAATTTTACAGAAGGTACTTACTCATGGCAAGTACCAGACCAACAAGAAGGGAAGCATACGCTATCTTCTCAACGAGCAGTTGGTGCTTTCCCCTGCTGACCTGCTCGACATATTCGAGGGGCACGGCATCGCACGAAAGAAGTTAAAGAACGAGCTGCAGCTTTTCATGCAGGGTGAACGCAATGTGAAGAAGTATCGCGAGGTGGGCATCAACTGGTGGGACTACTGCGGCGCCATTCTCGTAAACTCCTACCCTACCTACTTTGAGAAGCTGCCGCCACTCATCGCCAAAATCAACCGAGAGAAGCGCAACAGCAAGAACTATGTGCTGTTCCTCGGCTCCACCGATGCGGAGACAAACCAGGCACCGTGTCTGTCACTCGTTCAGTTCCAGATTGAAAACGACGAATTAGTGGTGTCGGCTTACCAGCGCAGCTCGGACGCGAACCTCGGCTTGCCGGCCGACATCTACCACCTCTACCTCATGGCCCGGCAGATTGACCTCCCTTTGAAGTCCGTCACGCTGAACCTTGCGAATGTGCATATCTACGAAAACAACATCGAACACACACGACAGTTGCTCAACGGAAACGAGAACGTGAAATTTGAACTGAACGTGTAAGGCATGAGAAAACAGTATTTATCGGCACCGCTCCCTTTCGTGGGGCAGAAGCGCATGTTCGCGCGTGAGTTCATCAAAGTTCTAAAGCAATATCCGGAGGACACGGTATTCGTGGATTTGTTCGGTGGTTCGGGCTTGCTGTCACACATCACCAAGTGCCAGAAGCCAAATGCCACAGTCATATACAACGACTTCGACGGCTACCGCAACCGCCTACAGCACATCCCGCAGACCAACCACCTTTTGGCTGACCTGCGCAAAATGGTGGAAACGGAGGGCATACCCAAGCACAGCTGCATCCGTGGTGAACTGCGCGACCGCATATTCGCTCGTTTGGAGCAAGAGGAACGAGAGGTCGGGTACATTGACTTCATCACCATTTCTTCCGGACTGATGTTCTCCATGAAATACAAATTGAGCATCCCCGAAATGAAGAAGGAGGCTCTATACAACAATCTCCGCAAGTCAGACTATCCTACTTGTGAGGACTATCTTGAAGGTATTACAGTAGTATCATGCGACTACAAAGAGGTGTTCGCCCGATACAAAGACATGCCGAATGTTGTGTACCTTGTTGATCCGCCCTATCTATCCACCGACGTTGGCACATATAATATGTACTGGAAACTTTCCGACTACCTCGATGTGCTGACCATTCTTGCCGGACATCACTTTATATATTTCACTTCCAACAAGTCATCCATTATTGAGCTTTGTGAATGGATGGGCAAAAACCCGACCGTGGGCAACCCATTCAAGAACTGCCACAAGGTGGAGTTCAACGCAACAGTGAACTACAGCTCGCACTACACAGACATGATGTTGTTCACCGATGCCGCCTAACGGCGTTATAATTCGATTCTAACGGCATTAAAAAGCCCCGGCGGTAAATTATCCGTCGGGGCTAAATCGTTGCGACATGGGCGGTTTATCGCAATAGGTAACGCACCGCATAACAGTCGATGCTTTCAAGTATCTCTTCGTGGTTGTGGTTGGTGGTCGTCTCAACAAGCGCCATGCCGTTAAAATCATCACCACTCAATCCGTCAAGGGCTGTATGCACCTGGTGGCAAAGGTCGAAAGCTGCATCATGGCCACCGTCAGCCCAGTCTGTCACAAGGTGAATAGTAACAAGTCCTTTGCCACGCTGACTGCCGCCTTGAAATGGCGACCACTCTATCTTTCCAAACTCCACAAAGACGGCTGGACGCGCCCATCCTTCTTCCTGCTCTACAAACTCCACATTGTGGTTCCACAAATCGATGTGCTGCACTTCAGGCACATCGCTCGCCAGTTTTGCTTTAATGGCGTTGAATAATTCCTTTCTCATTTCAATTTATATTCGTGTTCAAAATACTCTGCAAGGTTCTCCTCGATGATGTCCTTGACCGCTTGCTCCACTTCTGGCGATGCTCCAAGAAATCTGCGGCGCGGTATCTTGATGCTTTTGCCTTCTTTCATCAGAGCCATGTGCTTCCAGAACTCAGCCTCGGTGCTCAGTTGTACGGTGCGCTTGTCGTTGCGTCTCTCACCGTTCTTCTTGCGTCCGAATGAGCCTGTCGCCTCATGATACTTGTGCCAGAAGAATCGCTTCATCCTCGCTGTCACCTTTATCTCGCCTCCATCGTTGTGTATGGCTGCATAAGGCAGTGTCGAGCAGAACGTGATACTGCTGTCTGTGGTTCGGCTGCTAATACTCTGCCGCAACTTGCCGGTGTCTATCAGTATGGAACCGCCAGGACGTGTGGGGCTGCTTCTGCGCTGCCACGCCTCGTTGAAGAATGCCTGCCGTTCAAAGTTGCGGTCAAACTCATCACTCAACTCCACCCTAACGTCGTTTAGGATATTGCGGATAATTTTCTGTATGTCCTGGTTCATCGTCAAAGTCGAATTTTAGAAACGTCTGTGCCTCTTGTGGCACTTCGTTCTTAGGGTCACAAGAGGCATTAAGGAGGTTGTAGAAGGTACGCTCACATATACCATAAACAGGATACACGTACCTTCGCCATATCTCGCGGTTGCTGATTCCGCTTTTGGCATGTTGGTCGTATATCCTATTTATGTCGGTGACACGTTTCTGATAGCTTGCTCCTCGCCTCTTGCTCATAAATGTTTTAGTGTCTGTCTCTTGGTTTATAGGGACGGATGTCATAGCTCATCTTTGCGCTGACGGTTACTCTGCCCGTTCCCTCACATTGGTCACATGTGCTTTCTTTGCCAGTCTCCTTGTCGTGGAGACGACCTGTGCCGTAACACTTACGGCACAAGGCCACTTTCGGTTTCTTCTCCACTTCCAGTATCATACGGCATCCTCTTTCTTGGGTTCAACGTAGAATGTCTCGTCCTGCACCACTTGGATACCGCATTTGTTCATCTGAGGAACCATATCCTCCACGTCGCGGTCTGCAAGGAGCTTGTCCTTGGCTATCTCCTCGGTCTGTCGCAGATAGCCGGGCAGGAACTCCTTCACCAGCTGCAGGGCACTTGCCCATGTGAAGCCTTTGAGGGTCTTCAGCTTCGGTGTGCCCGTGCGGAAGCCGATAACGCCATGCGCCATCTCAAGGCTCTTTTTCTTAGTGAACAACTCTGCCTGGTTCTCAGTAGCATAAGCCTGAAGTGTAGCGAAGGCTTTATCCTTCTCATCTTCCAGTTCTGCCAGCTTGTTGGCATACTTCTCGCGGATCTTGGCACACTGCAATTCAATGTCTGCCGTGATTTTTGCACTCTGTGCGTCTGCCTTTGCATAGGCTCCGAACGCTTCATCGGCTGATTCTCTTGTCACACCGGTAATGATTACTTTCTTTTCTCTTTTTGCCATTGTAGTAAACTTTTTGTTGATTATTATTTTGATTGTTTATCACTCGTCTTCTTCAGGTTCCGGCCAGTCACCTTCTTCCAGTTCCTTGTCTATCTCGTATTCAATACACTCAAGAAATTCGATGTACTGGTCCCCTTGGAGTTCTCTGTATGCGATGCCATGAATGTATTCCATCACACGCTTCACTTTTTCATTCATGCCTCACCTCCATTTCCAATTGGTACCATCATGTATTCCACTTGTGGCTGTGCTGGAGGTGTCGGTTCTTTCTTAGGTTTCAGACCTCCCTTGCGCTGGATGGAGCGGAGCTTCACCGATAGCTGCTCCAATTCCTCATTACTTAGTTGGGAGAACACCTTGCCGGCAATACGCTGATCCTGGCAAAATGCGTTGATGCGTGTCCAGTCTGTTGTATCGATGCCGAGCTTCTGCATCAACCTCAAGCACTGGCTTCGATGCTTGCGCTGCTCGTCCTTGGCGGTGCGTATCAATTTGGCTGTAACACCTTCGAGCTTGTCGCACATCATGTCGTACTCCTTACGGGTCATTTCCCTAAGCGAAGTGGTACGTCCATTAGTGAATTGACTCACCATGCCTTCCTTGAACTCATCGCCCAGCTCCTTGGTGGCAAACTTGTAGCTCTTTTTGAGTATGCCATAGAAGCGTGCGAAATTGGTTACTTCCTGTGCCATATCTATTTCAATTTTGACAACCTTATTCTTTCACTTAACACCTTCAAATTACATTCAGGACAACACTCACCCTCATCTTTCAATGGATGAGGATTGTTTCCATAGCCGATTTGGGTCTTACCGCAAAGGCAGCAGGTGTATTCACGAACATTGTTCTCATGACCTTCAAACATCACTTTAATGCCACACGAACTGGCAACATCCAGTTCCAGTTTTGCTCCCTTGCTCAATTCCCAGCCTTGGAGCATATAGATGCAATCACACTTCAAAAGCAGGGCAATGTCCACTCTCATGTGCTCCATCCAGTGAGCATCTTGCGAAACACCATTTTCAAATGGGTTCACCGGCTCATAACCTTTTATGGAGAGATAGCGTGCCGCATGGTCAAAGGTTGCCATACGCTCTTTAAGGTCGTAGTGGGCTATCGCTCCGCTGATATAAACTTTCTTCTTCATCTCAGTTATGTTTAGTTGTTAGACTTGTCATTATAAACCTCCACGGCTTTCTCCGCCCAGATGGTGTAGTATTCACTTACGTTACCAGAATATCGTCCTTGACAGTAAGCACGGAAGCCTTGCGTCCTCACCTTCACGCCGGCAGCGTATTTCAGTCTGATGGCAGGTTTACCGATGGGTTTGCCTTTATCCTCTTGGCTGACGAAAATGAAGGTCTTGCGCTTGAAACGGTCTATCAGTGCTCTGGTCAGTGAATATTCCCACCCTGCTTCGTATGCGTACTGGTAACTGTCCACGATGATAAACTTGGCACTCTTGGGTTTCGCCAGGCGTTCTTCCAATGACTTGATGTCGCCATCGGTAATGAGGCGGAACGAGCCTTGAACGTCAGTCATCTTGAATTGGGCAAGCCGTCGTTGCATCGACAGGCCAACGCCCTCTTCCAAGGACACATACAACACGCTGCCTATACCGCAGAGCATCTTGGCAAACTGCATAACGAAGGAGCTCTTGCCACTGGCACTGGGTCCGCTGATAAACCATGTATCGCCCTCTTCTGGCTGACCGAACACGTCTTTCCATTGTCCTTCAAATGGTAGTGCCTTGCACTTGATATTAGCCACATCCTTGGGACTATATGCTCGCTTTGCCATATCACTTCTCTGTTTCGATAAGTTCTGATACAACAGCGTCCGCTATCTTGACTGCATATTTGGCAATGAGTTCGGCTGTCATTTCTTCACGATCATGGTGAAGGACTGGAGCCACAAACAATGCAGCCTTGGCCAATTCATAGCGACGTTGCTCCCAGTCCACCTCGTTATTTCGTTGTCGGCGGTTTATTTGTATAACCGCGTCCATATATTGCATTTCCATCTTTGTCATCATGCCTGCACTCTTTTTAGTTTTTCTATTTCCGTGTAAACTCGCCTCAGTCCCCCACCCGACTTGCGCACCAGGGTAGCAATATCCGCACCTTCTGGGGCGTTCACCTTTGCCACCACGCTCGCCTGGTCTTTCAAGAACTTCTCACGCTCCTTGCAGTCATCGGGCGTTACCTTCGAGTAGCGGTCACCGTATCGGCTGAGCATCTCGGTATAGCCCACTTTCTTGCACTCAATGGAGCGGTTGATTTTGGCTTTCAGTCCGTCCGCACCCATCATATACCAGGCGCAGCATCTTTCTGTAGCGTTCCACAAGGCTTTGAGTTCCAGGAATGCCTCATACTGCAAGTCGCCAGCCTCGTCCAAAATGATGAGTGGGGTGTCGATTGAGCGCAAGTAATAGACCAAATCCTCGTACACGTCGCTGTATCTTCCATTGCTGCCCACACCAAACTCAGTGGCTATCTTGCGCACCAGCTTCAGTTTGGTCTTCACTTGGGAGCAATCCACATAGATGGCATTGCGGTGGCACTGCACATAATAGCGTGCCGTGAATGTCTTGCCGATGTTGGGTATATCACAAAGTATCGCACTCAGTCCGCTCTGTTGGCTGAACTCCAGCTGCTTTGTGATATATTCGAAGGTGGCGGTGCGTGCTGGCTTCCATTCAATGCCTCCTCTGAGGTTCACACCCAGTCTTCGGGCGATGGTTATCCAGTTGGCTTCGCTCAGTGCCTTGTCGGTCTGACCGTTCTTGATGGCGCTATATACCGAGGTGCTGATACCCAATGAAGCAGCGTGCTTGGCATCGCTCGGATAGTTCGTGCGGTTGGTGGCTATAGCCTCCAGTATCCGCTTCTTGTTCTCATTCGTAATCATGTCTCACGTTATTTTAATGCCGTTTTAATAATATTCTAATTCTATAAATCTGCCAACGGGTCAGAAATGTGGTAGGTCACTTCCATTTCCTGCTCGCTTTCCATTGGTGGAAGTTCAAGCGGTGGCGGTGGTGCAACCTCTTCTGAGTGTTCCGGCTTGGTTATGCCAACAGTTGCAATGGCGTTCTTCTTCACGTATGCGTTGAATGCAGCTATCTTCTTCTGCTGGTTCACGAATATCTCCTTGTCCTTGTCAGTCTGCTCTGCATCGGCAGTGTTGAACGTGCCCACGTCCTCGAGCTTGTCGATAAGTCGGTCGTTCTGGAAGATATAAACGTCGGTCGCGTTGCCGTCCTCATCGGTCAGATAATAGGCATCCACCTTGTAGTTGTTCGGTGCAAGTCTTTCTATCACCTCAGTCTTGCTCAACCACCAGTCCTTATACGCCACTCTGCAGTAGCTGTTTCTGCGTATGGAGGTCTCTGTATGCTCACCGATAAAGCGTGCCCACACCGATTTGTCCATTGGCTGAAGCGTGGGGTTCATATTGGCTTCAAGCACTTGCCAGCGTGTCATGCCGGGGTATTTCTTCTGGTTCGGGTGGAGGGTATTGTTGAACTCCTTGATGTCGCGGATGTCGTCAGCAATCAGTTCTTCCCATGTGTAGTACTGTTTGTCCTCGTAGGTGTCATTCTTCTCGTCAAACACCTTCTTGGCTTCCGTGCGGTAGTGCCTGTCCTTGGCGTAGAAGCGTCCGATGCCAAGGTGGTTCCTATGCTCCACACGGCGTTTCTTGGCACCGTTCATCGGCTCAGCGTATTTCTCTTGGGAGTTCATCGGGGCGCAGAAGCGCACAAATGGGAACAATACTCCTGCCTTCAGGAAACTCTCTTTCCACTGACTCATCAAGTGGTTCTCCACCTCAACCTGTGCCGGGCAACACCAGCCCTTGCTTTCTATTAGTCGGAACATCGAGCGGAAGCAGTCGGCAACCAAGTCCACGTTCTTGTTGCGGTTGTAGGCGTAGCCCACCACGCACTGGCTTGTGACATCGTAGGCGTAGTATGCCTTCGGCCTTGCCTTGGTATCTTTCAGTTTGCGTGGGAGGTCGCGGTCATCGAATGAAATCTTTGAGAACGAGAACTCGGGCGCATGACGGTGAACGTGTGGCATCTGCTCGTGCATGAATGTGGTGTAGGAATCTTGGTGCTTAGCTATAAACAGACGAGCATCCGGGCGATTCAGGTAGTTCGTGATAGTGCTTTCGCTTAATGACTTCGGGTCGCCGTTCTTGTCGTTCCACTCGCTCGCATCGAAAAGTTCTCCGGTCTCTGGATCATACACATCCAGTTCACCGCACACAAACGAGTTGTACAATTCCCAAACATTGGTATTGAACGGCTTGTTGGGTAACACGGCTATCGACAGAATCAAACGCTCGGTACGGTAATCCACCTTACGACTTGCCTGGTTGCCGAACTTTCGGCTGATGAGACACTGGTAGCCGTCTCGTTGGTACTCGTTCACCTTCTTGCGGAAGCGCAACATACTTGCAGGCAATGTGTGCCCGGTCTTCATACGGTAGCCCTCCACAGCTTGCGACATCATGCTCCAGTCATACTTCTGGCCCATCGTCTTCTGTATCGCCTTGGCGTTGTTGTAGAGCTTGATACAAGCATTCAGCACGCTGGCGTTGGTCACATACTCCTTCACATGAGCGTCAGTAGCGTGGTCGTGTCCGCACTGGTTGCGCCAGTCGTTGAAATATGCCACGGCAGCCTGGTCCACCTCGTAGTTGGCATCAAGCCAAGCAAGCAGCACCTCCATCGACGGGTCGGGGTACAGGGTCTTGAGTTTCTCCTGATAGGAATCGGGCAGACTGCTGACTGCGATGAGCGCGTAGTTATTTGCGGAGCCTCCTCCACGACGCACTACATCTATGCGACCGCGTGCAGAGAGCTGCTTGTAGTTGGAAACGGTCATAACGCCTCCGTCCACAAGTTCCCGCATCGAGATGCAAAGTCTGTTATCGTGGTACTCCATAATTCTGCCTCCCTTATCTTAATGCACTTGCAAACTTTTGGATAGCAGGTATATCACGCACCATCACATTGTCATAGTGGCGAACAACTGTCCCTTTGTGCAATACATCACAACCTCCGTCTCCTTTCTTCTGAAACTCCAACAGCACGCCATTGGGAAGATACTGGCGCATATAGTCATCTGAATCGTAAAGCGTTTCAATCTCCGGTATTACAATCATGATGATACCACCGCGCTCCATGGCAAGTTTGCGTATTTTACGGGCAAGGTCAGTGTTTCCACGCTCACCTTCAAATCGGAGGGCATAGTAAACCATACGCTCTGTCACCTTCAACGAGGCCATTATGAACTCGCGGTCTTCTTTTTTAATGTGAATATACCTTTTCATGTCTCACTTGTTTTGATGTTATACATATTGTGGAGTGTGGGGAGTCGAACCCCGTGGCTGTCCTACGCTCTTCGCTTTCGCTTATTCCAACTTTCCGGCCACTGCAACCGTGCCACCCCTACGGTCTTTCCCGCTGTCATCCGAGGCCGGCCCTGCTGACTATCCAGTGCAGCCCCCAGGGTCTCCGTGTTATCCTGCAATCATTTTACCTCGTTTATCTTCGGTCTAACGCTACATCCGTAGCAGGACATCAGCCGTCTTACCAATCTCGCCACATAACATTCAGGTGCTGAAAATACAATGCCGTCCTCTTCTGTGTAGCTGAAACTAACACCATCCATTATCAGAACCATTGCCACCTTGTGCTTCACGCTCTGCGTCCGCCACTCCTTTATTTCTGTATCGTTCATATTCTTTAATTGCAAAAATTCGTTATTCTCGGCCTTTTTTCGTATCTTTGGCCGCTCGTTCAATCTTGAACACGTTGCAAAGATAGTGATAATTTTCAACCCGACAAATATATTCGGGGATTATTTTCAACTTATGGGTAATATTTTATCAAGAATACAGGAAATAGCCTCCAATGAGGGGATAACCATCGGCGCTCTTGAACGTCAGATAGGCGCAAGTAAGGGTGTTTTGTCCCGTGCTATAAACAACGGTACAGACATTCAGTCTAAGTGGATTCAAACAATAGTTGAAAATTATCCCCAGTATTCAGCTCGTTGGCTCATGATTGGAGTTGGAAGCATGCTTGAAAACAACACCGATAAACAAATTCAGGGGGAGGCGAATGATGATCAAAAAAAACGCATCGCTGTTCCAGTTCCAGACAACAGCCACGAGGGTATTCCGCTTATCCCCATTGACGCAATGGCAGGTGCTTTGACAGACGAGAGAACCGTACTTGAATATGAATGTGAACGCTACGTTGTACCTGCATTTAAGGGCGCAGACTTTCTCATTCCCGTAAAAGGTTCAAGCATGTACCCCAAATATAGTTCTGGCGATATTGTCGCTTGCCAACGAGTTCCGATGTCTGATTTATTCTTTCAATGGAATAAAGTTTATGTTATAGACACAAATCAAGGCGCACTCATTAAACGCATAAAACCTGGGAGCGACAAAGACCATGTCCTCATTGTATCGGACAACGAAAAATACGATCCGTTTGAGCTTCCATACTCAGCCATTCACGCAGTAGCCTTAGTTATCGGTGTCATAAGGTTAGAATAGCACCATACGCATACCCCTCCAACACCATTCGTACCCCATTTGGAGGGGTGTACCCCCTCTTTTGAGGTTCGCTTCACGCAAGAAACCCCATAAACACAAGGTTTTAGCCAGATTCTTGCACATTTTACCTATATCGCAAATGGGCAGTTTCCCCCACCCTATCCCTTAAAACTATCCCTTTCCCTCCCCCTCTATCCTACCCCCCAAAACCCCGAATGTGTAACCCCACTTTTCAGAAAATGTAACCCCACTTTGTAACCCCAGCTGTAACCCCACCCACTATTTTCGTCATTTTTGGACATAAAAAAAGGAGGTCAAACGACCTCCATTCCCACGACCGACCAAACGGCCTTTTATTTGCGTTCTAACGCCATAAAAACACCAGCCTAATCATCTGTCCCACGAGAGCATGAAATAAGCGTAGATTGCTTGATTATAGCGCGTTTCGTGCACAATGTACCATTGCCAGACAGCCCGGCATGAAGCAAATAATTCTTCGTCGCACCGATCTGTTCAGCCGTCAAAACCGTATAAACCGCAGAAATGCTGCTAAAGTACCAGTCTTTCCGCCTCGTTCCATCGATATTGTGCAGCAGATGCACATGTATTACCTTTGCCAT